GGTGTCCAGATAACCGGCATCCTTCAGCGCGTCACGGTAGCGCACGGACTTGAACTGGTGGTCGATGATGCGGCAGAGCTTCGGTTTCATTTCTCGGACTTCTTCCGACGGGTAGTCTTCCTCGTCACCTTCTTCGGCGTTTCAGCCGGTTCCGGTGCTTCAGCGGGAGCCGGAGTGGTTACCGGCTCCTTCTTCGGTTTGCTCCCGATGAAAGTGCTCATCGGTTATTTGCTCTCGTCGCGGGTGACGGTGGACTTGTGCAGGTAGATACCGGCGACCTTGTTCTCATAGACATCGTTGAGCCCGTAGGCGCGATAGAAGAACAGGTAGCCGTCGGAGCTCTGGTTCGCGGCCGGGGTGATGACCTTGTTGACCAGGTGCTTCGTGTACTGCATGACCGCGGACTTCTCGATGATCATGAAGTTGATGTCGTTGCCGTTGAGGGCGAAGCCGCCAGCCAGTTCGTCTTCGGACTTGCCGTCAAGCAGCTCGATGCCGGTGCAGAAGCGGGTCTGCGGTACGGTCACGACCTGGGCGAAGCTGTCGATCATGGCGCGGGACTTGTAGGTGTCCATGCCGTTGATGAGGTTGATGCCGGTCGGGGTGATGAAGAGGACGCGGGATTCCGCGGGAACTTCATCGTCATCCATGGTGGTCATGCCTGCGGTGATCGCGGCGACCCAGTTGTCGGCAGTGCTCAGGGCAGCAGCGGCAACGGTGGAGATCCCGGCGGTACCGGCGTAGGTGGCGAAGCGGACAGCGTCCATTTCCTTGACGACTTTGGTGCGGACGAACTCGGAGGCCAGCTTGCCGAAGGCGAGGCCGGCGGTCTCTTCGTTGTCCATGATGTCCACGGAGAACTTGCGGCCGCGGTCATAGTTGAAGGCGACTTCCTCGTACTCGATGGACGCGGTGCCCAGGGCATAGCCGCTGGTGCGGCTGTAGTCGGCGAGGCCGTCCATGGACATCTTCGGAACCTGGATGGTGTGGGTGTTGGAGCCCGCGCGGACCAGGGTGGTGTCGCCGTCAAGGACAGCGGTCTTGGCTTCTGCGGCGTAGACTTCGTCCAGAAGCGGTACATACTTTTCAAAGAGAGCGATGCTCATGATTTACTCCTTGCGTGGTTTCAGGCCCATGACGCGGCGGATCTTATCTTCGTCCACTTCCTCGACTGTCGTCGGGTTGAAGCCCGGCATGTCGGCGGGAGCGTTCGGATTGGCGAAGATGCCGTCCTTGTCTTTTGTCAGCTCGGTGAGGATCTCACCGACGCCGCGGCCTGTGTTTTCCGGCTTTGCGAGTTCAGCCTTCACCTGGCTGATGATCTCGCGCTCGGTGTACTCATTGACAAACTTTCTGTCGGCGGGGATGCTCCTGCGGATCGTGTCGTTCAGACGGTCCTCCGCGGCTTTGTCTTCCGCAGCCTTCCGCTCGGCTTCGATCTTCGCCTTCAGGTCGTCCAGCTCCTTGCGGACAGTGTCGTTGGATCCTGCGCGCTTCTCGAGGTCCGCGACTTTCGTCTTGTAGGTCTCGAGCTCGGCGGCTGTGCTTTCCGCTTTGGCTTTCTCTGCCTGGATGTCTTTCCCGTGCTCAGCCATGATCGCGTCGATGGCTTCGTCAGGGACTCCCGCGTTCTTCAGAAATTCTCGATTCATTGCTTTTGTCTCCCTTACGTTGATATTTACCGCGGACCCGCTCCGCGTGAGGTTTCCGGTCCGCGTACGCCCGGACCACGGCGTGGAGGCAACAAAAAAAGCGCCCACACATTCAAGTGCGGACGCTTTCCGAGAGCTGCCCATGAGCGGCGGTTTTGTCGCTCAATATGATTATACCACAAAATCAGGGCGTCAAGCCCAATCGGGACAACTGGACCATGTGCGGGACCGGACCATAGACGGGGTCGTTCACGACTTCGACCAGCTGATCCAGATCGATGTCCCCGTTCTGCCAGGCTTCGTAGCGTGTCGGGCCCAGGATGCGGCGCTGAGTCTCGGGGTCCTGTGCCTCGAACCATTCGCGGCCGGTGCGCTCCTCTGGGTGACCGTCTTCGACGGGGACGATGGTGCAGCGGCCGTTCGGGTGGTCGGCGAAGTCCTCGCGCCTGTCATAGATGGTGCCTTCCAGCATGAGGCAGGCAAAGCAGGCGGTCTGGTGGTTGGCGATGCGGAGCCAGCGTTGGACGGGCGTGCGCTCCGCCTGTTCGTGCTGGGCTCTGCGGAACATCTGCTCGGCGAGGGTCTGGACGATGCGGCGAAGACCTGCCCAGATGCCGTCGAAGACTTCATCGAGTTGGGTCAGCAGCCAGGCGAGCCCGAGCGTGACCGCGCGCTCCACAAGGTTCTCGAGTCGATCCATGAGGAGCTGAGGGATGCGGCGGATCGCCCGGCGGGAGGCGTTGAGGAGCGGCCCTTTGACAACGTCCAGCGGGTTCGTCTTCACCCAGGTGCGGTCCGGCTCTATCTTGCGCGCGGACTTGTCGGCGGTCTCCGCGCCCAGCTTCGCTGTCTTCCGGGCGAGGCTCTCCATGTCCTCCTCGGCGCGCTGTGCGTAGGTCGTGACGCGGCGTTCGATGCCGTTTGCCAGCTCGGCGCGGTAGCGGACGATGGGCGGGATGCTTGTGCCTTCTTCCTTCAGCTTCCGGACATCGCGGCTGACGCTCTTCCGCAGTTCGTCATAACTGACTGCCAGGCGGCTGAGGGCTCTGCGCTCTGTCAGATCCACCTGTCGGCGGTAGGTCCGCACGACCTTCAGCGCGGCGCGCTCATTCTTCGTCAGGTTCATCGTATTCCATGGTCACTGGATTGCGGCGGGCTTCCTCTGCCAGAGCCTGCTTCATCAGCTGGTCGGACAGGTCCGCCTTGGCACGGGAGATCTCCGACACACGTTCGCGGGCTTCGTCCAGGGACTCGGCAGGGAAGATGAACTGACGGATCTCGGCGGCTTCGACCGCGTCGGTGGCAGCTGCGGTGACCATCTGGGTGAAGGTCTCCTGGCTGGACTCAATGAGGGCGTAGGACCAGTCAAATGCCAGGTCGTAGTCACCCATCGGGGACAGGCTCCAGGCGTTGGCATAGACGTCGACCGCATAGGCAAGCTGACGGAAGGCGTCTTCGATGGCGATGCGCATGTCGCTGATGATTGCGTAGGTGTCCTGGTTGGCGGCTTTGATCTCGGTGGCGGTAGCGGCGTTGGTGACGCGCTCCGTCAGGATGCCGCGGGACGTGCCGACCTGCTTCTCCAGTTCCTCGCAGAGATGGTTGTAGCGGGTGTAGTAGGAGCTGTCACGGATCGCGGGGTCGTAGACGTCCCAGAGCTTTCCGGTAGCGTTGAGCCCGGAAGGCGTGACGGGCATGAAGAGACCGGTGACCGGCAGGTAGCGGCGTCCGTCCTTCTGCCCGAAGAGCGTCTGGTCCATGCCGACGATCGGCTTCTTCAGCTTGTACTCCCGGCGGATGTCTTCCTGGCACTCGATGATCTCTTTGATCTTGTCGTCGCAGCCGAAGGTCACCGGGACGCCGTAATGCCCGTGGCTGATCCTGTTGTCGGTCGGGTTCTTGAGGTACGCAAAAGGCAGGCTTTCGACGCCGGTGATGCGGATCTCTTCCGCGATGAAAGCCCATTCGGGGACCCAGGCCAGCGGGATCGGCTTGCCGGTCCGGTCGGTGGCGCGCTGGCGGATGGTCAGGGTGCCGTTGTCTGCCAGGTCGTAGTCAGTCCAGCGGCAGAAGATCTTGTCGTCACGGACCGTACTGTCCGCGATGATGGAGACCGCGCGGAGGTCCTCGCCGTTCATTCTGTTGATGAGCATGGAAGCTTGCGGGACGATGTCGACATAGATCTTCCTGCCGGTCACGTATGGGATCAGCAGGACGCCGCCTGTGCCGTAGGCTTTGCTGACGAACTTCTTGGACTTCTTCCAGGTGCGGGTCAGGACGTCGCCGATCAGTTCGGCGCGCTGGTTGTCCCCGATCACTTCCACGGAAGATTCGGAGACGGTGAAGGCGGCGAGGCGTGCGGCGAAGATCGCCGTGATGTTGTAGCCGCCGAGGCGGAGATAGTCTGCTTCGGACTTTTCCATGACGCTGACCGCGGCCTGAGTTGTGACCGGGTCCACGCCAAAGAGGCGTTTGGCGATTTGCCGGATGCTGTCGATAAAGCTCATATAGTTACTCCTTTTTCGATCATTTGGATCAGGCTCGGGATGAAGCGTTCAATGCTGTACTCCCAGGCGTCGTTGCTGTCTATATCTGTGCTGCCATCGTCGAGGCGGGCCCATGTGCCGGGATCCTTATCGTCCCAGACTGCCTCGGACCAGGCGGTGACGAGGCTGTCGCAGTCGCCTTCCACGTAGCTGAGGAACCCAGAAGTCATCAGCAGCTCCGTGGCGCGGATGCGGTCGATGATCTCGCCTTTGAGGGCGTTCGCGATCGGGAAGTCCGCGGCGCGCCTGAAGGTGGCGATGATGGCCTGCTCGGCGCTGTCACAATAGGACGCTGTGATCTCGCCGTACTGCTTGCGGATCTCCTCCGCGAAGGCCAGGAAGCGGTTCGTCAGGACTTCGACGGGCACGTCCTTCGCCGGGATCCGGCGGGCCTTGAGCACGATTACGTGCCAGTCTTCCGTGATGGCGACCGCGACGAAGGCATGGAGTGACCCGTTGCCGCCGAAGTCCACGCCTAAATTCAGGTATTGAAAATTCCAGCGTTTCCGGACCTTGTCGTAGTACTTCGCGCGCAGGTCGGCAGACGTGACCGCCCATTGCTCCGGGTGGTCGGCGAAGGCGCGATAGATGAGCCCTTCGGCGATTACGCGCTCGCCCAGAATGTCCCGGCGGTACCAGACGCTGTCTTTTCTATACTTCGCGATGAAGGCGGCGCGCTGTTCTTCGCTGAGGGTCGCGTTGTCATGGATGGTGAAGTGCTCGTAAAGGTAACCGGGCATGGCTTCGTCACGGTAACGGTCGATGTATTCTGTGTAGATCCGCGCCTTCGGGCTTGAAGGGTTGAGATCCCAGAGGGTGAGCGGCTCCTGGGCGGCTGCCTGGCGTGCCATGGCGACCTTGATGAAGGACGTGCGGCTGTCGTCGCAGTCGTAGTGCTCGTTGATTTCGGTAGCGATCCAGAGCCCGTATGAGTTCCCGAGGATGCGCTTGTAGCTGTCCGCTTTGCCTCCGCCGGCGAAGATGACGATCTTCTCGCCCGTCTGCGTCCGGATGAAGAGCGCTTCGTTGTCGCGGTACTTGCCCCAATGGGAGCGTCCCCGGAAGAGGTTCTCCAGCCCGAAGCCGTTGCAGACGCCGATGTTCAGCTTGGCGTTCCCGATGGTTGAGCCGGTCGCCAGGTGGAAGGTGTCGGCGCAGCGTTCCAGGCAGCAGGCGGCAATGAAGCAGTGGTCAATGGTCTTTCCGGCGCGGACTGCGCCTTCTGCCACACAAAAAGACGACCGCATGGCGTGCCCCATGTAGCGCAGGTGCTTCTTTGAAAACATGCCGTAACGCGGCACATCAGCTGCTGCCGTCTGCTTCATCGTTCTCCATGACTTCGCGGATCTGTCCGAGGACGTCCGCCCAGGCTTCGGCGGCTGTGCCGGTGGAGGTCTGCTCAGCCTGTTCCGCCTGCGCCTGCTTGAGCTTCAGCTCCGCTTCTTCGCGGTTCCGCTTCGGAGACTTGTCGGCGTACTCCATGAGCTTCTCGAGCGCCTGCGGGTCTCCGGTCTTGATAACGCGGCTGATCACACCAGCCACCATCTCCTCCAGAACTGTGGTCCCTGCGGGAGTCTCGGCGTATATGGCGTCGAGGATGGCGGTCTTGATGGCCTTGCGCTGTTTGCGTGCTTCACCTGATGCCTTACCGCCTTTTCTGCCGTTTTCTCTGGCTTCGGTCTTGCTTCGCCTGTTTGCAGGTATCAGGTTCTGGTCGTTCATAACTTACTCACTGTTGTCCAGGATCTGGGTCTCTCCGTCATTCACGGCGACCCAGTACTTCGCGGGCTCGGGGTAGACTTCGCAGTAGGTGTAGCCGAGGCGCCGGGTGGTTCGTCCCGTGAAGTGGAGGGCGGTTCCGCAGGGGAAGACCGTCTGCCGCTTGCCGAAGTCCTGAGACCAGCCCCAGGCTCCGGCGGGTGCCGTGATGCGGACCGACTCGCCCAGCCGGTCGGCGTCTTTGAGCGGCGTTGGCTCCTGCGGGATCTCCGGCTCTCCGTAATCGGCGAAGGATTGGAGCGGGAGGAGCATCGGGTCGAAGTGGCTGTCGGTGACCGCCCATGACTTCCGCGCCTCGAAGTGGAGGTGCGGTCCGGTTGACTTGCCTGTATTGCCGGATTCGGCGATGACGTCGGACTGCTTGACCGTCTGCCAGCCTTTGACCAGGAGCTTGGACAGGTGGGCGTAGAGCGTGGCGTTTCCGTCATTGTGGCGGATGATGACGCAGAGCCCGTAGCCTGTCGGATCGTAGCCCGCGAACATGACCTGCCCGTCAGCTGATGCCAGGATGGGCGTGCCGACGGGGCAGGCGTAGTCGATGCCGGTGTGCTTCGCGCCGACGGTGACGCCTTCGATGTGCTCGCCGTACCGCTGCGTGATGGGATACGTGCCGCGGAAAGGCTGGCGGTAGCTCATCAGTCGTCAACCTCCGGAAGCCCGGCCAGGGAAGTCAGCATGGACAGGATGGCCGCGAGTCCGGCTGAGGATGCGACCATGATCCAGTTGACCTCGGAGATGACCGCGCTGGTGCCGATCGTCGCGATGGCGGTCTGCGCCATGGTCTTCAGGGCGCGCACTCCGGCGGCTGCCCACCACTTGGGGTTCGTCAGGTTATCCATTGTTGTCCTCCAGTTTTTCAAGTCTCCGGTAGATCTCGGTCAGGTTCGTTTCGATGACCACGACGCGCTCGCTGAGAATGCTGACGGACTTCATGTCCTTCTGCAAGTCGTGGAGCATGTCGAGGACTTGACTGTACTGCACCCGGATCTCCGTCATTTCTTCCGATTCCCTCCGGTCTTCGCGACGCTGGTTCATCTGCCAGTTCTTGTACGCCAAAAAGCCGGCGAGGATGGCCAGCAGAATGTCGAGGAACGTCCGCCAGTCCATGTTCACCTCCGTTAAACAAAAAGCGCGCCCGAGGGTTCACACCTGGACGCGCTTTCCGAAAGTCTGCGTTACTGTTTGATGATATTATACCATCAAAATGAGAAATGAGAAATGAGAAATTTACGGCTCCTCTGCCTTCGGGCGCAGGTTCGTCGTGAGGTTGACGCGCTTGACCTGTCCTTCTCGGACCTCGATGGTGATCTGTCCCCAGTGATAGGACTCGCGGAGGATGCGGATGGCGTCGGCGATGAGGAGGTAGGCTTCCTGGTCGGTCATTACCAGAGCTCCCAGAGGATGACCAGGATGATGATCCCGAAGGCGATGAGGATGGTGATGGCAATGGCTTCGGCGAAGGCTTCAATCATCGTGCTTTGAATCCTCGATAAGTCTTTCAATGACGCCCTTCAGGACCGTGAAGGTCAGGATCACGAAGAGGGACAGGGCGGCGATGCCGAAAAGGCACAAGAGGACCCGGATGATGGTGTTGAGTGCGTTGAGCAGTGTCATTTGGTCTCCTTTATGCGGTTGTATTCGCGGATGACAAGGAAGCGGAGGGCGGCAGAGAAGGACTTGAGGTCGTAGTGCTTGCGGACGGTCTCCAGCATGTCCCTCTCTTCTTCGGACATAGCAAGACCCATG